ATTACCTTGGAATTTAACAAGTATACCTGCACTTAGTTTACTAATACTAGAGAGCAATTCTTTATCGCTAATATGAATTTTATTAGCTTGCATTGCTGCAAATGCTGCTTTACGTAGATCAGCAACATAATCTTTAGTACTTACTCCTGTTGCTGCTGAGAATTTAGCTAATTTACCTGCTTCCTCGTTTGTTAATCCTACTATCTCAGTTAAACGAGCAAACTGTTCAACTTCTTCACCACTGAATTTAACTGCAATACCTAGTTGTTCAGTTAATCCTTGTTGTGCTTTTAATAAGCGATCTGTATTGACGAATGCATCTTCTGCTGCCCTAGAATAGGCAACAAATTCTTGTCTTACACTATTAGCAGCTCTTTTACTTAATCCTAAAGATTTAGCTAATTCTGTAACTTGTTTGTCTGCTTTAAATGCACTATCTATCAATAGAGTAAATAAACCAGTTAAGGTAAACATTTCCTTAACTTGTTCTTTTGTAGTCCCTAGATTTTTTTCTAGGGCTTTAACCATGTTATCAGTTAAATTAGTTTGTTTCTTTCTCTCTTCAGTTGCTATTAATAATTTACGTATTTCATCTTCTACTTGTTCATTAAGTTTTAGTTGAGTACTAAGTCTTGAAAATTCAGTTTTATATCTTTTTTCAGCAACTATATTTCCTTCTTGAATAGCTCTATTTAATTTTTTCTCAGCTA